CTAGCGATATTGTTCGCTGGCTTTTTTTGTTTTCGGTGTTTGAAATATGATTTTATTGTTTTCTCCCTTTGCTAGTGTTTGATTAACTTTTAGTTGTCCACTCTCTAAGTCAATATCAGTCCATCTTAATGCGCCTACTTCGTTCTTCCTCATTCCTGTGAAAGCCAATAAACGGAAGAAAGTGAGCATTTCTATATCATCAAGTTCCTGGACCATTTCGAAAAAAGTTTTTAGTTCTTCTTTATTATAGAATTGTTCAAGCTCTTCCTTATCTTTCTTTTTTCTTTTTGGTTTTAGAGTTTTTCTCATTGGATTGCTATCAATTAATTCCATAGATATTGCATAATCAAATATCTGATTAGCAATGCTGATGATCCCAAAAAATCTCTTATACTCCTCAGCCCATTTATTGACCTGAGCCTGGCACATGGATAGAGTAATTTTATTTATGGGCTTATCTCCAAAATGAGGGATAATAAGTCTGTCTGCTTTGTCAATTTGGCTAACATAGGTAGATTCTTTAACTGTATTTCTATAATGCTCTTTCCAAGTTTCATATACTTGTTTGAAAGTAGTAGTTGTATTTCTGGTTCTAAAGGTTTTCTTCTCATAATCAGCCAAACACTTAGCTTCAGCAAGCCTAGCTTCACGTTCGGTTTTAAAACCACGCCTAAGAGTTACAATTTTCTTCCCTGTCAAAGGATCAATTCCATGATAGGCTTTAAAATAGTAAGCGAATCCATCACCTTTTTTATATTTTTTGATCATTGATTTTTACCTCATTTCTTGTTAAAATGGGTATAAGAAAACGACCTTTTGAATGGTTGTTTCTTATAATGCTAATCCTCACACTCTCCTCGACCAAAATTTGAGTGTGGGGATTTTTTATTGACTATAATAAGGAAATGGTATAGAATAGAGAGTGAAGAAAGTGTCTTTTTCTAAAATTAGTTTAGAACCTGCCCTTCTCCTAGCAAATCCCCGCTAGTCCCGACGATAGTTTTCTGCATCTCGAGCAGTCCTCTATCGTTTTTTTGTTATCTCAAATTCCCGTTACTAATCAAATCATAAGCCAATAATAATCGTCTCTGAGCTGATAATTCGGAAGCATTATCATTATAATTATCTTGTAGGACAGGAATTACTTTAGAATTAATATAATCTAGTACGGCTTTTTGTGGAATATTCTCTATGTTATAAGCGATTAATTCTAATTCTCTTGTTTTAGGTGCATTGAGCTCTAGAATAGTTTGCAAATCGCTATATGCCTTTTTGTTGTGTCTGGGTACCGTATCAATGATGTTTTGCAGAGTTCCCATTTTATTGATTCTTTTGGAGATTTTTTCTTTTTGTTTTTTAGATAAGAAGTCGAACTTATCATAATCTACATCTTTTAGATATTTTACAAAAGGGATTCTAGCTTGTGTATTTTCGTTAGCTATAAATCGTAAGGCGACTTCTGGTAAGAATGTGGCTCCATCGTTGAAATAATCTTCTACATAATCGATGTAGCTAGGATTTACAAACATATTCTTTTTATCACCTAAAGCGACGACTATCCGTCGTTTTTTTATATCTTCAGGAAGAGTGTCAAGATTTTGTGGACTAACAAGGTAACTATCAAGTTTTCCTATTTTACCTGCAGTAACAATTATAGTTTTTATTGATTCTTGAAAACGATTGACTTCATAAGGAGTCAATCCTTGGTTTATTTTTCCTATGTCTGAAAAAATTTGTTTATAGTTATCCGTTCTTAGAATTGAATGTGAGGTATTCAAAGAAGGGTTGTTGACAATCTGTTCTGTAAAATCGTGATTATCCTTTTCATATTCTACAACTGTGATTCGATTAAGATTTTTCCTCATGTCATCATTTGGAAGCTGTGAAGCAAAATCTGTCAATAATTTTTGAACATTTCTATCAGTAAGAGAATATCCTAAAAAAATAATTGGTGATTGAATTAAATTAGAGAGTATTTTTGCACTGATTAAAATGGAATTTTGATCATAAGTTTTATAATCTTTTTCTGTGATAATAATACTGCTGGGGTCATTTACATCTCCATGAATTTTGAATAATTCTGACCAGTTATAGGTTTCGTCAAAAAAACCTTTTTGACCAATATAAACAGTCGGCCTTTTATCTAATTCGGCAAGTAAATCTTCTGTTAAAGTGTCATAATTTGTAGTCACAATAACTTTAGCTTTCGACAGAAAGTTCTTATATTCTTCTATCTCGTCACGCATCTCATCTTTAATTTCATATTTTGAAAAACGCTGTGCAACTGAGTATTTAAAAGGCGAAATATTATTTGAATAAGCTTCTTCATCGGTAAGACCCTCGACAGAAATGGTTCCATCATAAAAGAGGTCATCGAATTTTTGCTGGATATAAGCCGCAGTTTTTACGTTAACTAAAAAATCTTTTTCTAAATCTGTAGTAGTTTCTGGAATTTCTGATCTTTTAAGTGAGCGTTTGAATTGAAAAATACTAGTTGGTTCTTTTATTTGCTCCCAATATTCTTTAAGGAGTGCATCCCAAGTAGGAAAGTTTTTCAAATAACGTTTTGACATCCCAGAACCAATAAATACAATTGGATAACTATTGTTTTCGATAATATCTTTGATCATATTTAGCCTCTTTCCTACCCCACAACTTTCTTAAACTCTTCCTGAATCATATCTTCACCTCAGGTTGTTGAGATTTTGTGTCTTTCTGCAAACTGGAGCCAGTTGAATTCTGATACTTCGTACTGTGCGAGTTCTTCAGAGATGAGATGTCGAATCATAAAGCGGTCTGCTTCGTTCTCATATTTGTATAGTAGCCGTTTGTAATTGGCTGGGTTATGATTTATGTGTCCTAATTCGTGCAGGATGACCTCTTCTCGTTCTTCCTGGCTAAGATTACTATTCACATAGATAATTCGTTCATCGGGGAAATAGAATCCTCTACGCTCCCACATGGTCTCTGGGAATAGATAGAGTGTGACCTGGTATTCATCCAGTAGTTCATTTATTTTCAATATTCGATACCCCCAGAGAGAGTTTAATAATTTGTGCAATCTTGTCTACATCATCGTCAGAAAGTGGCTTACCATCGAACAGGACAACACGTTCACGAAGATTCGACAAGTCAACAACACGACCGTCAGGAGTAGTTACGGTATCCCTAGCTATATTAGGATTTTCTGTGCGTCCAAGCAGGTAGTCGGTGGACACGTTGAAGTAGTCGGCAATTTGTTGTAATCTTTCAGCAGAAGGTTGATTCCTTTTTAATCCATACAAAGAATTTTTACCTAATCCTAGTTTTTCTTCCAAGGTATTTAGTGAAATCCCTTGGTTTTCGCATAAATCCTTTACGATTTCAAATGTAGAAAACATTGATTCATCAGCCTTTCTAAGACATGACAAAAAATATTTTACAAAATACGCAAAAAATAGTCGACTTTACTTTGCGTTTGCGCTAAAATAGTTTTTGTAAGTTAAAGAGTTAGTTAAAAAAACAATAAAAACTTATCTAAAAATTAAATAGCTTTGGCGAGCAAATAAGTTGATAGATATAATGTTTTATCTAGGTTTTTAATTGTGCTTTCATTTTAGCAGATACGCTAAAATGTGTCAAGTATTTTATAAAACAATTTACTAACTCTTTAACTCTATTAAAAATAAAGGAGGAAAAACATGAGCCAACAACATCGCAAGTGGATCGAGCTTGTAAAAGAGCGAATTGAAAAACGTGGATGGTCACAGACGGACTTGGCCATTGTTGTGGGTGTTAGTCCATCAGCTATCACACAACTTTTCAAAGATGGAAAAGGTAGTGATGACTTGAAACTTCGCATTAACAAAAAATTGCGAATAAACGAGTCGTGGGAAAAATTTGAGGAGTAGGAGGGGCAGAATGGACGATACTATTACAATTTCCAAAACTGAACTTGAAAAGATGATTGCTGAAGCTATCTCAAGAAATAGTTTACCGAGACAAAAGAAAGATTTTAGAGATGTTCATTTGTCCTATGACGAAGTTGAAAAAATAAATATGAAACATCAACTAATTTCTAAAAAATTGAGTAGACGTTTCGCTTCTCAAATTACAGACGAACCATCAATCGACGAAATTAGATATGGAAGGACAAAACCTAACAGTATTTACACTCGAAAAAGATATGGAACAGGAAATACCTATGGCTATGCACACCATAAGATCTACCTTCAAGATATATTAGATAATCTTAGACGTATAAGTTTAGCAGTAATGGGTGCGAGTGTAATCAAAGATTTAGATGATGATGAATTTGAATATTGTCTCGCAATTTATGAAGAGTTTAAAAACCTTTTTCTCAATCTATACGATGAGCGATTAAGCAGAGAAAATAAAATTTTAGAAAGTATGGAGTGATTTTATGAACGAAATATTTAATTTTCACGGGCAAGAGGTCCGTACTATGACAATCAATGATGAGCCTTGGTTTGTCGGAAAAGATGTTGCAGATATCTTAGGATATAGCAAAGCAAGAAATGCAATTGCTCTTCATGTTGATGAAGATGACGCCCTAAAACAGGGCCTCACAGATAATCTTGGAAGAACACAAGAAACAATCATCATCAACGAATCAGGCTTATACTCGCTTATCCTATCTAGCAGATTGCCACAAGCGAAAGAATTCAAGCGTTGGGTAACATCAGAAGTACTTCCATCCATTCGCAGACAAGGTGGTTTCATTCGTGAGGACCTAGACGAAGATGCTTTCATCGCTCTATTCACTGGTCAGAAGAAGCTTCGTGAACAACAAGCTAGCATGATTGAAGACATTGACTACCTCAAAAATGAACAGCCAATCCATCCAAGCTATGCTCAATCTCTACTGAAGAAACGCAAAGCTCGTGTCGTTGCTTGTCTTGGTGGAATCGACAGTCCAGCTTATGCAGATAAGACATTCGCTCAATCGGTCTTCAGACAAGCTGAGATTGATTTCAAGGATCATTTCAATATCAGTCGCTATGACTTACTGCCAAAAAAATTCGCAGAAGCAGCACTTGCCTATTGGATGACTTGGGAACCAAGTACTAACACTAAGATGAAAATAATGGAATTAAATGCGTACATCGCATAAAAAAGCACCTGACAGAAGTTAGGCGCTCAACATAAAATTGATGGAACAAAACGCATTGACAAGAATGAATTAGATAAATTCATTCAAAGCAATATCGTTATTTAGATAGCAAAGGAAAAGTAATGGATCCAATAAAAAAGACATTACAAATCGAAAATCTAGAAATTAGGATCAGCAATGATTCTAGTATACCTCACGTTATTTTAAATGGAGTTGATTTTCAAGCTGAAGATATCGGTTTACAAGGAATACATATTGTTTGGGAGACAAGTAAGGACGAAGTTCCCGAAACTCTGATTCAAATCGACTATATTAATGGTCGGGAGCGTCTTCAACAGATATCAATTAAGCAATCATTTCCTAATACTCTGCTGAAATAAAATTGTATAAGGAGAAAAAAATGAAAATGAAATTAAAAAAAGAACTTGTTAAAAAACAAGTCCTTAGTTCAGAAAATGGTAAAGTTCTTTTTAATCTAGCATCTGGGACGTTCATTATTAAAAAGTCACAATAACTTCACCAAAAGCTAACTAAAAATATAGCTCATGAAATAGTTTTAAGAGCTATAGAACAAAAGAAAAATAAAGAATAGAGAGGATTTTGCAATGGTCTTAGAGCTATTCGGAACCGACTTTAAAGATAAGTTGTTCGAAGAACTTGTAACACTCAACATAAAAGCTATGGAAGAAGCCCAGAGAAGAGCTAGCAGGCAAATCACATGGGTATCCATCAAGGCATTGCAGAAAGCAACTGGATGGGGCAGAACCAAGCTGGAAGAATGGCGTGATCAAGGAAAATTTCAATTTCAACAGTCTGGAAAAGGTGGAAAGTATCTCTATAATTTGGAAGATGTTCAGCGATTCTGTCGAAGTTTACAAAAATAAAAAAAGCACCTCGAAAAAGGCACTTTGAAAGAACTATAGATTAATTATAACACAATTTGAAGGAGAAAAATGAAAATGAAATTAAAAATGGAATTGAACGTATATTGTGAGGTTTTTAAAAATGGGGAAAATTAATATTGTTTTAGAAAATCTAGACGAATTAAATGAAATCTTGAACGAAGTCGTAAAAAGAACCGAGGAGTTGAAAGAAGCAATCACTCAGCTTGAACAATTTGAAATTAAAATTTCATTTTCTCAACAACAAGTTGAGTAGTAGCGTCTTCATAATATAGAAAGGTTATCGGTCTTGAGATGAATTTTGAAAATGAAATTATAGAATTGTCTGATTGGCTAATTGAACAATCAGAGACTTATAGAGAAGCTTTAATCAAATTAGAAAATCTTACTAAAAATATAGCTCGTGAAATAATTTTAAGGGCTATAGAACAAAAGACAAAATTTGAAGGAGAAAAAATGAATCCGATTCAAAAATTATTGAAAATGATGGATTGGCAAGATGCCAACCGTCCGTTAAAAGTAGAGGAAAAAGCCGAATTGATGAAACTGACTGATATCGATTTTGAAGAGCGGTTACATCAAATGGCTGTGGATTTCAGAAATGATGGAGTGATTCAAGCATGAGCCTTAGAAAACTAAAATACATGACTTTGATGCTTCTATTCTTCTTCCCGCTATTTTCGATTGTGATGATTAAGGTCTCATATGACCAACAGCAGAAAATTGAAGAGCTGGAACAACGAGTGTATTCACACTCTAGAAGCATTGGACGCTGGGCCGAGATTGTAGGACGAATGGAAGAAACCAATAAGGCCCAAGATTTTATGATCAACAAATTCAACCGGGAATTATTCCCAGAAAAACCAACTGAAGTAGAGGTAGAAACTAATGACAACTATTGAAATTTTCTTGGCAGTAGCATTTGCTACATATGCAGTACTTTCAGGATTTGCGATCTTCGTATTGCGTTGCATCATCATCCGTCAAAAGGAAAAGATGCGCTACTACAAATCTGCTAAATATCAGCGTGAATTGCTGAATAAGCGAGCGACAGAGATCCACCGGAAAAATAACGTGAAAGGAATGACAGCATGAGCGACAACGTACACAATCCAAAACACTACCAGGGGCGGAATGGCCTTGAAGCAATTGATGTCCATCGTAACTTTATGAATGATGAGCAGTTGACTGGGTATCATTTGGGCAATCTACTCAAGTATCTGCTTCGTTATCGTAAGAAGAATGGCATCGAGGACTTGGAGAAAGCCAAGGTGCACATGGATTGGCTGATTGAAAAAGAAAAAGCTATGATGCTACAGCTAGAAGCATTGACAAAGGCAGATCCATTGACAAAGCCAGATGCATTAACAAAGGCAGATGGATTGGTTGGAGGTAACAATGATCAATAATGTTGTACTTATCGGTCGTCTGACTCGTGATCCAGAATTACGGTACACTCCGACAAATATCGCTGCAACCCAGTTCAATCTTGCTTGTAATCGGAATTTCAAAAATCAAAACGGTGAGTACGATGCTGACTTCATCAATTGCGTGATGTGGCGTCAACAAGCTGAAAATTTTGCAAATTGGGTCAAGAAAGGCAATCTTGTCGGCATCACCGGTCGCATTCAGACCAGAAATTATGAAGGGACAGATGGTAAGCGTGTCTATGTGACAGAAGTGGTTGCTGAAAACTTTCAGCTTCTTGAAAAGCGTGATAATTCAGCGAATCAGAATTCTATGGCCGAACAGATGCCACCTTCATTTGCAAGAGATCCAATGGACATCAAGGATGACGACTTACCGTTTTAGGAGGTGACAAAATGGCACAAAGACGAATGTTCAGTAAGAAAATTACTGATACAGACCATTTTCTTGACATGCCTCTATCTGCACAAGCTCTCTACTTTCATCTAAACATGGGAGCAGATGATGAAGGATTTATCGACCGTGCTAGAACGATTCAACGGACAATCAGAGCCAGCGATGACGATATGAAAATTCTTATTTCAAAAGGATTTCTAATCCCATTTGAAAGTGGGGTTGTCGTTATTCGACACTGGCGAATCCACAACTACATCCAATCTGACCGCTTCCAAACGACTATTTACCAGGAAGAAAAATCTCAATTGGAGTATAACCAATCAAAAATGGCTAATTTAAGCACTGAGAGAAAATGTATACAAAATGTATACAATTCGGAGCCACAGGTTAGGTTAGGTAAGGATAGGTTAGATAAGGATAGGTTAACTACCTATAGTGCTGATTCTGACGATTCACACAGTGAGCCTATTCCTTACCAAGAAATCGTTGATTATCTAAATAATGCATGCGGGAAAGGATACAGCCCCACAGGGAAATCCACTTGTAAGTTGATCCGTGCTAGATGGCATGATGGTTTCCGGTTAGATGATTTTAAAAAGGTAATCGATACTAAGAGCCGGGACTGGTTGAAGAATAAAGATATGAGTAAGTATTTGAGACCAGAGACCTTATTTGGGACCAAATTTGAAACCTACTTAAACGAAGGTCCTCGCTCTAATCGAAACAGTAGCAATGACATAGGAGTTTAACATGATTACATTAGCAGATGTCATTGAAGCATTTGAAAAGGAATTTTATCCTCTTAGTGAATCAATGAAAGAACGCATGTTATCTCATCCTGATCCGAAGGCTGTGCTGGGGAAACTAGCACACCTGATGGATTGTGCGAGGTGTGGCCATGCAGGATAAAGACGTAATTGTATTTGGCCGATGGGCTATGACGAAGATTGACAAGGTATGTCCGAAACATGGTGAACAGATGTATGCGATCGGACCGAATCAAGTCGAGGTGTGTCAAGCTTGTGGCAAAGAGTCTATCAAACGTGACGAGCAGAAGACACAGCTGGAATACTGGAAGTTAGAAGATAAGCGAACAGAGGCTAAACGATTGGATGTGTTGTTTAATTCATCCATCGTTAATGCTGAATTGAGAAATGCTACTCTTGGGAACTTCGAGGCAACAACCACTAGGCAGAAAGAAATGATCTCTGCTGCTAACAGGATAGTGGATGAATATTGCAACGGAGCAACCAACAATGTGCTATTTCTCGGTCCGGCTGGTGTTGGTAAGAGTCATCTTGCCTACGGGATCATCAAGGACGTATCAAATCGGACGAAGAAGCATGCGATGTTTATCAAATTGCCTGAGCTGTTGGCTAAAATCAGAAATGATTTTGGCAACGAGGAACAGACGGAGCAGAAGTGGATCGCTCGACTCTCAAAAGTTCCGTTTCTTGTGCTGGATGACTTGGGACAAGAGAAGATTAGTGACTGGTCTAAGAGCATCCTGTTTTCCATCTTGGACAACCGCAATTGCACGATTATCACAAGTAATCTTGAGAGCAGTGCTGATATCGAGTCGGTCTATAATCAGGCCATCATGGATCGTGCGTGCAAGGGCGTTGACAAGGACCACGGATTTAAGTTCGACGGGATGACTAGCATGCGAAGAAAGCATTTTTGATGAGGTGCGCTATGGTTGAATTAGTGAAATACGACAGCGATCAACGTCAACGATTCCCGAAGAATTTAGACCGCCTTCGGAAAGAGCAGGGCTTGTCAAAGAACAAGCTCGCTTTACGACTTGGGTGGGCATATAATACGATTACGGCTTGGGAACGAGGCGCACGTATGCCGAACCAAGACGCAATTGATGATCTGTGCTCATTCTTCGGGGTGACTGAAACAGATCTTCTTGGTTCGCCCGTCAAGCTCCGGACGTTCGCCTATTATCGAAAAGGCAAGCTCACGGCGACGGGAACGTTGCACGAGATAGCAGATCAGACTGGGGCAAAAATCGAGAGCTTGCGAAGTTTGCTTTCAAAGTCGAAGAATCCCAAGGAGGGATGGAAGACTTACCTCGTAGAGATTAAAGATGAGACTCGCTATACTATCGAATTTACGCAGACGTTCACGATCGACGAGATCGAACGACACGGCCTCGGGTGGCTTTTAAATAACCCGCTAGCAAGAATTGAGGAGGTAAAGGGATGAATAAACAGGAATTGATTGAACATATCGACAAGTTACCTTACGTTGAGGGACCTATTGCAGATACGGTAACAGTTAATAGACGCTGGATATTGGAATCAATAGAACAACTAGACGAACCGCAGAAAGTCACAATCCCGCAGTTTGTGGCGGATTGGTATGAAAAACACAAAAATAATATTGATTTTGAAATTTGGCATTATTTACATAGTTTTTCTTATCAAGAAGAAGATGAATTTAAAAAATGGATGAATAAATTGGGAGAAAAACAAATACAAACCATAGTCAACATGCACCAATTCGGCTATGAGGTCGAGGAAGAAAAGCGGTATTTGGTGAAGATAAAAGGAAATATCAGAGATAATATTTTGGCGTATGGACTTTATGTTGGAAGATTTTTCTTCGTTCCTGATGGTGAAAACGATAGCCAACGAAAAACACACACCCGCAAAGAGCTAGAAGAAGCCGGTTTTAGTGAGGTGTTTAACAGTCCATTGTTTGAAGTTGAGGAGGTGGAAAAATGAATCTTAGACAAAAACGAAAACACTATAATTATTCGTATCGATATTTTATAGCTTGGATAGTTGTCGATGATAAAGTTTCATTTGCTGTATGTCCGAAGAAATTTAAGAAAACGCTCAAGCAAAAATTAAAAGTTAGTCAAACCTATGACTACGCCGAGTGCTGTAGAAAATATTTTCTTCTTGAAGAATATCACGGTGAAATGCCGAAATTTATGAGAAATTGAGGAGGTCGAAGGATGAACGATGAAGTATATGAAGAACTGGAAAAACTTATGAGGTTCTTTCCTGATTCATTTATAAATAGACAATTGGAACTAATTCTTATCCCAAAAACTAACACCTACTTTTCTTTAAAAGACTGTTTTACCAAGAAAGATATCATCTCAAAGGTGTTGATGTGGTGTACTAGGGATATTGCCAAAGCTAGACCTTATCAGCAACAGAAGAGAAATATTGATTTCTATGTAGAAAATCGCACACGTTTAGAAAAATATTTAGGTGCAGATATTAATGTAAATGTAGTCTATCACTACTTAGGAAATGGGGTTGACGAAGAACTGACAGAAAAGTTTATAAGCAGTGGTTTTGACATGAAAATTCTGTATCCAAAAGCTAAGGAGGTGCAAGATGATTCCAAAATTTAGAGCGTGGGATAAAGTATTTAAAGAAATGGTGCAAGTAAATGCACTGGTCTTTGACGAGCAAGTTATTAAAGCGACTTACAAAAATGGAAATATTGCCAAAGAGGATGTAAAAGAATACGTACTCATGCAATCCACAGGACTATTTGATAAAAACGGCAAGGAGGTCTTTGTCGGAGATATTATAAAATGTACCAGAGGATGTCCTCATGAAGTATATCTAGAAAAAGAATATGGTGGCACTTATGTAGGAGGTATGCCAGCTATATATCTAAAAGGTATAAGAGAGGGTTATGCTTGGACTGGGGCTGAGGAAATTCTAGGCAACATACACGAAAATCCAGAACTATTGGAGGCGGCGGAATGACAGTAGAACAATTTCTTAAGTCTTTATCAGACCTAATGTGGTCTTGCTTTTGGGTGATAGTGATATTTTCAGGCAGTAAAAGCAACAAAAGATAGGAGGTAAACAGAATGAAACGACCGAATAGATATCCGTATACAAGAAGTCAGTGGGAAGAAGTTACGCTAGTATGTTTTGACGGTAATATTAGTCTTAAATTGAGAGAAAAAAGAAATAGAATTACAAGAGAGGTTAAAAATGAATTACAAAATAACAGTAAACGATAAAGAAATAGAGTATGGTGCATTGATCGAGAAATCACGTTTTTTGAAAGAAGAATGGTCTGCTATTTATGCTGAGATTGTAAAACAAAATCATCCAGAAGTTTTTGAATGTAAAAAGCTAGACAGTGATTACATCGATGCATTTGGTGCTCTAATCGCTCTTGAAGAACGTTATGAAGCGTTGCTTGAATTGTTGCCACAGGATGAGTTTTCTTACGCTGGCACACATCCAAAATGGGTAGCTGATGCAGTTGCAGAAAACACATTAAATAAATCTGATGTAGTCTGTGATGTATCTGATATGATCGAAAGATGCGGAAGTCTAGAAGAATTAAAAAATGAACTACTAGAATATTTCGAGGTGAAATAATGGATGAACTAATTAGAAGGATTGAGATTTGGTCAATTTATCGTGGGTTGAATAACCAAGATAGTGGTAAGCAAATCTTGAAATTGGTTGAGGAATTTGGGGAATTAGTCCAAGGTCATCTAAAAAACAACGTTGATCAAATCAAAGACTCAATCGGTGATATGATGGTTGTCATGATTATCTTCTGCCAGCAAGAGAATATTAAAATCAAAGATGTTCTGAGCAGAACATCTACCGGACTATTCAACGAACGGCATTTGAAAGACGTTGATAGCTGTCTTAAATTCACACTGCGACACATCAGCCAGCTTGCAGACCGTCCGAGATTCTGGCCGGAATTAGATTTGGCAGCCATCACGGATAGCATCGCAAATGTTGGGGGGGCTTACGATTTAACGGTAGAAGAATGTCTTCGAGCTGCTTATGAAGAAATTAAGGAGCGGAAAGGGAAAATGATCAATGGTGTCTTTGTCAAAGAGGAGGACATCAAATGACATATGTTGTAAGACAGTATGAAGGGCATTGCATGTGGGAAGGGACTCATCCAGCGAGAGCGAATGATACAGAGTTTGAAACATTGCACGAGGCCTTGGCCTACAGAGCGACACTAACAGGCATGATTGAAATATTCAAAAGAGAGGTGATTGAATGAACCTACGAAGTCGCTATGGATATCTTATCCTGGCACTGAAACAATATCCGTTTGACAAAGAAATCAAGGACCGAATCGAAGAAATCGAAGTACCTTGGAAGCCGTCTGATCCTAACACGAGCATCAAGAGTAACAAGACTGTTACTCCGAAAGCATTATCAGATATCATCAAGAAAGAGTCAGATCCAGAATTGCATCGACTCGAATTGATGAAAGAAGCCATTTCTTCAGTCAAGGTTTTAACTCCAGAAAATGAATGGACTGCAATCAAAGCGATCTATATCGACGGAACTCTAACAGTTGAGGGAGCATCAATCAAATACTTGCATTGTAGCAAGTCATTGACCTATAAAGAGGTCATTGAACCGTTCTTCAACAAGCTCGAGAAGAAGATCTTTGAATTGTCGGCCAACAGCAAATTTAAAATAAATTTGGAAAAAAGTTAAAAATCCGGCTGAAATCGTGGAAAAATTTCAAAAAAAAGGTGCTAAAATTGTATTATCGGGTAAAACCGAACCGATGGATCCTTATGAAACGGGTTGGGAGTTAGCTCAGTTGGTAGAGCGGTCGGGTTATGACCGGCGTGTCACAGGTTCGAATCCTGTACTCCTAATATCAGCCAAGTCAGCACAAGCTGGCTTTTTATTTTGCCTTGAAAGGAGGTGAGTCAATGAACATTGTGGACCCAATCAGGGACAAGGATGATATCCAAGCCATGAAAGAATATTTGAGAGAGTGGAATGAAAGAAACTATCTGCTCTTTTTGTTTGGAATAAATTCTGGTTTGCGTGTAGGTGATATCTTACAAGTGAGAGTCAAGGATGTGCAAGGGTGGTACATCAAAGTCAAAGAGCAGAAGACAGGGAAGCGGAAGCAACTCAAGATGACAAAGACTTTGAAGAAGGAAATCCGAGAGTATATCAAAGACAAGCCACTGCATCATTATCTATTCCAAAGTCGGATAGGGAAGAACAAGCCACTCGATAGACGAACAGTTGACTGGATACTGAAGACTGCTGCAATCGAATGTGGAATTGAAAACATCGGGACACACTCGATGAGAAAGACATTCGGCTATCACTACTACAAGAAGACCAAGGATGTGGCAATGCTCATGGATTTATTCAATCATTCATCTCCTGCGATTACGCTTAGATATATCGGGATTAGACAAGATCAACGAGATAAAGCAATGTCTAATTTTGATTTATAGTTAATAATTAGACATAACGAGGAAAACGCTAATTTGTTTCATCAAATCTCCGTGGTCCATTTATTTTACTAGCTTTTAAATAGTGGTGCGAATCAGACAGAATATAAGATATGTCTAATTCAGAAGAGAAAAACAGAAGTATTTTCAATGAATAGATGAATAATTTCAGAAAGGCAATCATGAAAACAAATGCAAATAAAATCAGATTCGCTGTTAGATTCCCATCGTTAATCGAATGGGAAAGATCTAAATCCGAGTGGGATAAATTCAGAAAAGAATATATCGAAAATGAACGGAAAAGAAATAGACGTAAGCACAAAACAAACTCGAGCAGAATTTTACAACTCAGATCAGTGGAGGAAGTTAAGACTCGAAGCATTGAATAGAGATCATCACGAGTGTGTCTGGTGTCGAGATGAGGGAAGAGTGACAAGAACTCTTCTTGAAGTTGACCACATCAAAGAGCTCGAGTATTATCCAGAACATGCATTCGATCTAGATAACCTTCGGACTCTTTGCAAGGAATGCCATAACAAAAGACACAATCGATTCCAATTCCGCAAGTCTTCCAGAATGGAAAACAAAAATTTCCGAACTGATGAGTGGTGGGGGTGAAATTTGTCAAACGAAAAAATTTTAAGACCCCCCGGTCGAAAAAAACGAAAAAATCAAGCGCCAGGGAACCGGTGGGAGGGGTCGATTATCCAAATATTTATCAAAAAAATGAAGGGGGTGGGGGCTAATGGAAGAATACACAGAAAAAAATATAAAAGATTTAGAAAATCAGTTACTTTCTAAAATCGGGAATTTCAGTACACGAAAAAAGGACGCTGTCCAGTATGAGAAAGTCCATCGATATATTTATCTTGTCCGATTACTCTATGAGTTAAAAGAAAGGCTTCATCAAGACGGCCTGGTCATCACTGTGCATAATGGTCAACAACGTTTCCAAAAAGCAAACTCGCTGATCAAGGAAATCAACACTACCAGCAATCAGCTTTTGGCCATCGAGCGATCTTTTGACTTTGAGATTGAAAATTCGCCAGTCGAGAAGAAACCATCATCGGATGGAAGTGATCTATTGTGATTTCGCATCCTCTGATTGATGAATATATTGAACTTGCTGAATCAGGAAAAATCAAAGTCAACAAAGAACGCTCACTCTTATTCAAGATCATCAAAGAAAAAATCTATCCGAGGGATGATTTATATTTTGACAATGTTTTGATTGAAAAATATATCCAGTTCACCGAGAAGAATTTCTTCCCACTAGCCAAGTATCAAAAATTCATCACGCCATTTATCTTTCTTTTTCGGAAAGAAGATGGCGAACCTCAATTTGATGAAATATTACTGACCTTAGCCCGTGGGGGAGGGAAGAATGGTTTTATGTCCAGTAGGGACGCATTCTTCATCAGCCCTCTCTATCCTGTCAGAGATTACGATGTGACTATCACAGCCAACTCTGAGAAACAGGGCAAGGTCTCGTTTGAGGAAGTTTATGAAACTGTCCAGCGAAGAGGTCTGGAAGACCATTACTATCTGACAAAAATGTCTATTACAGGCCGAGGGAATAACTCGGTCTTTTCTTATCGGACGAATAACCCGAAAACAATGGACTCGGCTCGTGATGGCTGTCTTGAATTTGACGAAATTCACCAATTTGAGAATGACTCTGCAGTTAAAATCCAGCGGTCAGGACTTGGTAAGATTGCCCATGCTCGTACCTTCTATAACGGTACCAACGGGCATGTCCGTGAAGGGTTCTACGACAAGCTGATTGAGAAGTCGATGAAAATCTTGAATGGTGAACTTGATGAGTTCCGCTTATTTCCGTTTATCTGCAAGTTGGATGATCCAGAAGAAGTGGACGATATGAGCAACTGGCCAAAAGCGAATCCTATGCTGGACGAGACAACTCCTTACGCTAAGCGTCTGCTTGCTAGAACGAAAGCCGACTATGATGACTTGGAACTTGAGCCATCAGGCAGACAAGAGTTTATGACCAAGCGGATGAACCTTCCAGAAGCGGACCTAGAGAAAGATGTGACGACTCGTGATAAGTTGCTTGCTACTTTGAGGGATGCTGACATTGAACTTATCGGAAGGTCGTGTGTAGCTGGATTTGACTATGCAAGTATCCGAGACTTCGCATCTGTGGGGTTGCTATTCAAGGATGGTGATGATTTCATCTGGAGACAACACAGCTTTGCTCGGAAGACTTTCCTTGACGCATTTAAAATCAAGGCTCCAATCCGTGAGTGGCAGGAGCAAGGGATTTTTACAGTCGTAGATGGTCCGAGTATAGATCCACGGTTGCTGGTCGCTAAGCTGAACGAATGGCGCAAGTTATACAATATTGAGCTAGTCTGTGCCGATGGTTTTCGGATGGACTTGCTGAAGCCGTTGCTGGAAGAAGCTGGGTTTGAGTTTGAATTTCTTCGCAATCCAGGGGCTATCCAATCCAAGGTGGCACCAATCATTGAGGACGGGTTTGCGAATGAGAGATTCAACTTTGGAAATGATAGGTCTATGCTGTGGTACACAGATAACACCTTCGTGAAGGAAGACAAGGACGGAAACAAGAGGTTTTTGAAGAAAGAGCCTGTGAGACGCAAGACCGATGGCTTCCACGCTTTTATTGCTGCTCTCTACAAGAGAGAAATCATCCAGGAGAGCACTGTTGGTGAGTTTTTGGATGTGATTGAAGATTGGGATTTTTAGAAAGGGAAATCAAATGAATAAACGAATGAAGAAGAAACTAGCCTTGAATACCGAGGTCGAGCACTTGAAGTCAGAAGTGGCTGTGCTGAAAGGTGAGTTGAATACTCTAAGTCAAGCCTTGAAGCGTCATGAAGATGCTTGCAGTGAAAATATCGAGCAGACGAACAAAGAGTTCGAAGCTATTAGGCAAGACATGAAGCGCTCGAAGAAGTCGTTCTTTAAACGATAAGGGATAAGTTCCCGGGTGGGTGGTTGGCATAAAATTTAAGAAAGGAGGAGGTGCCTTGGGATGGCTAAATTTATTCAAGCGTGAAGTTCCGGAACCGAGTTTTGAGTTTGATGAGCTGGAGCGGATTTTTGGAAATCTGCAACTAAAGAGCTTGTCGATTGATAAGGCTGCTGAATTTGTGGCCCGCATCTTTGCAAGGTCTGAGTTTAAATTCATTGAGAACGGGAAGAAGAAGGCTACTGATTGGGATTATCTGCTAAATGTAAGGCCCAACAAGAATGAATCAGCTTCTGAGTTTTGGCAAAAGGCTATCTATCGCTTATTGACAAAGAATGAAGTCCTAATCTTTCTGTCGAGTGATGATCAGTTGTTAATCGCTGACTCGTACATTCGTCAAAAGTATGCTGTGTATGATGATACGTTCACATCTGTGACTTGTCAGAATTATACTTTCCAGAAACCTTTTAAGATGAACGAAGTCATTTTCTTACAGTATAACAACAATCGGCTTCAAGAGTATTTTACTCAGTTGTTTAATGACTATGAGAAACTACACACTCGACTGGTTGAAGCACTGGCACGAAACAATCAAATCCGTGGGGTTCTTAGCACAAGGACAAATGCAAGCTTCAACGATACGAAGCGTGCCAAAATGCAGAAATATGCTGATGGTCTCTTTAAGTCGTTTACAACCAAGACAGTAGCGATTGTACCAGCTCAAGAAGGTATGGAATATTCTGAGTTGACTAATACTACAGGTACTTCTAATCTGTCCGTGGATGAGCTCAAAAAGCTTCGTCGGCAGTTTGATGATGAAGTGGCTGACATCTTGGGAATCCCTACTGCGCTGATGCATGGGGATATGGCAAATCTTGAGAATAGCCAGAAGATGTTCAACAGCTATTGCTACCAATCGCTTGTGAAAAAGATGAGTGATGGCTTGAACTTCGCTTTGCTAAGTAAAAGCGAGTACAGGGGCAACAATCGTCTTGTCATTGTCGGTGAAGGTCAAAGGGATAAATTCTCACTTGCTCAAAGTATTGACAAGCTGATTTCTTCTGGATCTATGCTTATCAATGAGGTCCGTGAGGAACTTGGTCTTGAAGCTGTACCGTGGGGCGACAAGCCTCTGATCACTAAGAACTATCAACTTGGTGAGGATGTAGAGAAGGGAGGTGAGAAAGAAGATGAAAGTGATTCCGATTAAGGGAACCATTGTATCGAACGATGATGTTTGGATGTATGATTGGTTCGGTTGGGACTGTACCGCTCCTAAAAATGTTGTACTTCCGGAAACTGGTGAGGACATTGAAGTCCATATCAATTCGGGTGGTGGTGATGTGTATGCTGGTAGTGAAATCTATACCGCTTTGCGGTCCTACTCAGGGAAAGTAGTTGTTAAGATCGTGGGCATTGCTGCAAGTGCAGCAAGCGTCATTGCTATGGCTGGTGACGTGGTAGAAATTAGCCCAACTGCACAAATCATGATCCATAACGTGTCATCACGAGTCGATGGAGACCACAATGCTCTACTGCATGAAGCTGGGGTACTTGAAGGGTTTAATAAGTCAATCGCAAATGCTTATGTTGATAAGACCGGGAAATCATTAGATGATTTATTGAATCTGATGAACAAGACTACCTGGTTCGATGCTGAATCAGCAGTCAATGAAGGATTTGCTGACCGTATCATGTTTAGCGGAGAAATCGCTCCGACGTTTGCAGCAAGCGAAACTCCAATGATCCCACATGACTTTATCGACAAGATGAAGTCAGCGATGACTCCTGATGTTGATAAAATCGCTGAGCTGGTAGCTAATAAGTTAGAAGCTCGACAAATCGCAAGAGAGACTTTTGAAAATAGCGAATTTGTACAGAAAAAATTCAATATTCCAGAAAGTCCAGAAAATAACACAAACGAGACTGTACCGAAAGGGTTCGGTCTTTTTGCATTTTAGAAAGGAAAAATACTAATGCCAATGCAATTATCAAACAAATTCAACGAAATTCGTCAGAACTTTTTGAACGCTGTATCAAATGGTGCACCTCAAGAAGAACAAGCGAAGCTCTACAATGAAATGATCGAGTCGATGACAAATGAAATGATGGAACAAGCTCGTCATGCTGCTCATGAGGAAGTTTCAGCGATGAATCCTTATGATGCTAAGTTGACTGCTGAAGCTCGTGAATTCTTCAACGACATCGACAAGACTGCCCCTGTGGGAGTAGAGAAACTCTTCCCACAAGAAACTATTGACCGTATCTTTGACGATATGGTTAAGTCTCGCCCACTCTTGCAACACATCGGATTGCGCAATGCTGGCATCCGCCTTAAATTCCTCCAATCAACTCAGACAGGGCAAGCTGTTTGGGGCAAAATCAATGGTGAAATTCAAGGTCAACTGAAACAAGCCTTCAACGAAGAAGAAAAGATCCAAAACAAATTGACTGCATTTGTGGTCATTCCTAAAGACTCTGAAAAATTTGGTCCTGCTTGGTTGCAATCATTCGTATCTGCTCAAATCACAGAAGCGTTCGCTGCTGCTTTGGAAGCTGCCTTTTTGAACGGTGACGGAGACGACAAACCTATCGGTCTTTCTCGTACCCTCACTGGAACTGCGGCTGGCAATAAAACAACTTTTGCAGAAAAAGAGGCCCAAACTGCGAACCTTACATTTGCGGACTCTGCAACAGTTGTCAAAGAATTGACTGCAGTGTACAAACATCACTCTGTTAAGTCTGACGGCACCCCAGTGGCAGTTGAAGGAAATGTCGTGATGGTAGTCAACCCAGCGGATGCGTGGGATGTCAAGAAACAATACACATCATTAAACGCTCAAGGAACATATGTGACTGCAATGCCATACAACTTAATCTTGGTTGAATCAGTTGCTCAAACTGCTGGTAAAGTGACTACATTTGTCAAAGGGCGCTACGATGCCTTCGTCGGTGGTGGAATCGAGTTTGGTCGCTTCACTGAGACTTACGCTCTCGAAGATTTGAACCTCTACACTGCTAAGCAATTTGCTTACGGTAAGGCTCACGATGAAAAGACTGCTGCTGTCTGGGTATTGAAAATTAAATAATAGGTGGTGACACCGAATGGAAGAAACGAAACAACTTCATCCGCTTCTGGGAGCATTCAAGGAGCGGATGAAAATCTTTCATAATGCAGAAGATGCCAATCTCTCACGTATGCTCACTTCGTCAGAAAAAGCGATTCTCGACCTTACGGATTCATTTGATGCCAGCGATAGCCGTGTTGAAGAATTAATTCTTGAGAGGTCGAGGTATCTCTATAATGACCAGGTTGAGTTTTTCTTTGCGAATTTTCAGGGTGAGATTTTGGAACTGTCTCTTAACAATTATCAGTAGGAGGGAACATGGTCGAAGTTTTAAAAGAATTTTTCGATTTAAAAGAGAATGTGATCCGCAAAGTCGGAACCACATTTGAAGCGGATGGAGCTCGACAAAAGGAACTGATGGAAAAACTACCTGGTTTCATCAATCCAGTAGTTGGGACTACTCCTAAAAAGACAACAGAAGAAGTAGTAACACAGGTCATTGAAGCCTAATTTTAAATACAAGCAACCGGAAGCAACCAATGGAGACCTAAGAACGCCTGTCACCTTCTATACTTCTAAGGTGGAGGACGGTTTGGATGGTCGTGATGTTAGCTTCGAGAAGGCATTTTTTACTTTTGCAAAAGCCTACTCTCCTAGCATGAAAGACATCGAAATCTCCACTGGTAAATCCATGGTTGCAAAAATGACTCTGAAAATTCGGGATCCACTGACTAGCTATCAGCCAGATGTAAGGCACTTTGTGGAAGTGATGGACCAACGCTTACAAGGTAAGCATTGGAATATCATCGACGTTCGTCCTGATTATGATAATCGTGATTTCTTAATCGTCATTATCGGAGGTGGTCGGGATGAGTAGTGGTGCGACACTGGTCGGATTCGAGGAAGTAATCCGGAACCTAGAAGCCAAGCTCGGAGACGAAAAGGTGAGACGGTCTGCCAACAAGGCACTGAAAGGTGCTGCGACCGAGACCTTGGAAGATTTTAAGGGTGCCTTGGGAGTCTACAAAGATACTGGTGAGACAATCGCAAGTGCGACTGTCGGAAATGTCACTGGAAGTTTTGAAGGTGTCCCAATGGTTAAGCTCGGATTTGGTGCTGGTTCACGCTGGCGCTTGGTCCACTTGAGCGAATTTGGCTATGCGAAGAAGGCACATCCTCGAGGTTTTGGCGTGATTCGAAGATTTTCAGAAGCAAACAAAGAGAAGTTTAAGTACAGACTGGCTTCTAAATTGAAAGCGGAGGGACTTGGATGATTAAAGATAAATTGACCGAAATTTACAACGCCTTAAAAAGCGATGAGAATCTTTCTGGGATTTCTATCAAGTCGTTTAAGCGTCCTGAGACGCTTTCTGAGAAGGAGCCGAGCATTGTCATCATTCCGGTCGGCCCTCCTCTTCAAAGCGACCGTGGGAGCAATACAAGTCTGTCAAAGACTTTTCTCTATCAAATCAACGTAGAGTCTACTGACCGCATCAAATGCAAAGAGTTGCAAGGTGCTGTTGAGAAAGTCATGGAGTCAGAAGGCTTCTACCAAACGGACGGGGGTCTAGATGAATGGATCCCTGAAATCAAACGCTATGCAGATGCTCGGACGTACAAGGGGAAAACCCCTCTGTATGACGACTATTAGAAAGGAATTTTAAATAATGGATAAAAAAACAGGTACAGCAACAGTTGGCTTTAAGAGTTTAACTGTTCGCATCTTAGACGGTGAAACACCAACTGAAGGAACAAACCTCTTTACTATTCAAGGTAAGAAGGGAGAAGGTGCCACACAAACTGCGAAAATCACCGGTCTTGCAAACGATCCTACCAAGACATTTGGTAGTAACATCGCTTACCACGTAAATAACCGTGGTGTTGGTGACTTGAAGGTTGAGTTGGGACTCTTGGACATCCCAGTTGCCTTGTACAGCAAAGCACTTGGATTCACTAATACTGACGATATCCTCGAATTTGGTGCTGACACTGTATCAGCGGATGTTTCTATCTTGCTTGAATCAAGTACAGCGAGCGGAGAGCTTGCCCTTTACGGATTCTACAAAGGGAACCTCTCAATGGATGCCATCGACTTGAACACGATCAAGGACAAGGCAGATGAACTTGCTACTACCAACGTAACCTTTACCGCTGGGGCTTCTACTGCAGAAGACTCAAAAGACAAGTACGGAGCAATGTACTTTGGTAAAGATGATACTAAGGTACAAAAACTTAAAACTAAACTTGGTATCGTCGCTGGCGGATAAAATAAAACGGGGGCATCTAGCCCCTTTGTTTTATTCTCTTAATAAGAGAAGGCACCGCAAGATGCTTTTTAATTTAGAAGGGAAAACAAAATGGCTAAAATTACATTCACCATGAAGAACGAGAAAGGTGAAGATGTTCTATATTCCAGTAAAGAAATCACTACTCGTGACTATCGTGACTATCTTGTGCTCAATGACTCGCTCACGTCTGAAAAATCAGAAGTTGAAAAGTTGGATCAACAGTTGAACTTTATCGCTTCGCTTTTTGAAAATGTTACAGTTGAACAATTGCTGGAGCACACAGACTTTGCGAAAATCATTGAAGTATTTATGGACATCTACACTCATCTGGTAGGTGATGTGGACCCAAAGGGGAAACAATAGATCCCAAAGATGCTTTAAAACATTTTTATAAATTTGTCAAAAATGTCTCTAATGGTCCGTATAATATGAGCATCAATGAGGTTATGGATATTAGCTGGGATGACTTAATCGGTATCGTCGATACAAGTAGCGATCCGGAAGACGAAACTCCGCTAGATATTGCAGACATATTTGACGGGATATAAAGTAAAGCCTTGTTAAAGGCTTTTTTTATTTCGAAGGAGGAAAAATGGCAGGTGGAACGCCACTAGGACAAATGTATATCGAACTAGGGCTGGACGTGTCAAAGTTCAATCCTAGCTTAACAAGTGCGAAGAATGCGGTGAAGTATTTCCAAAATAACGTCAAGGCACTCGACAGCACTTTAAAATCTCATGGAAATAATGCAGATTTATTGAAATCAAAGTACAAATCACTTGGTCAGGCGATTGAGGCACAAAAAAAGGTCCTCGATCAAATGAAAAAAGGATTTGATAAGCTTGATCCTGGGTCTGCTAAGTATGACAAAGCTGCTGCAGATATCGAGCGTGAGAATGCAAAGCTATCTGCAATGGAAGGTCAACTGTATAAAGTCGAGCAAGCTTTGAAAGCTGTTGCTCGTGAAAATAGTTTCTCCGGCCGAATGGAAGCTCTGGGGCAGAGTATCAAAAAAGGCGGAGAAAACATTCAGAATTTTGGTCGGAAGGTTTCTGACCTTGGCGGGACTTTAACAAAAGGTCTCACTGCCCCTCTTGTCGCTAGTGCTGGATTTGCGCTCAAGGCTGCTATTGACTATGAAAGTGCCTTCGCTGGGGTCAAAAAGACGGTTGATGGGACACCTCAACAGTTTGACAAGCTATCTGCAAGCATTCGAAATATGGCTAAGGAAATGCCATCTAGTGCGGTTGAAATCGCACACGTTGCAGAAGCAGCCGGGCAATTAGGCGTACCAGTCGGAGCTATCAAAGAGTTTTCTAAAACAATGGTGAACCTTGGCGTTTCAACCAACTTAAGTGCTGAAGAAGCTGCATCCTCGATTGCTAAAATCGGGAACATCATGAAGGTCTCGAAAAATGACCTGGGTGAATGGTCCAGTCACTTTGGATCTGCAGTCGTTGATTTAGGGAACCACTTTGCGACGACCGAGCGCGATATCGTCGAAATGACCAACCGTTTGGCGGCAGGAGGAAAACTTGCTGGCTTGACCACTCCTGAAATCCTCGGTCTTGCAACTGCGATGAGTAGTGTCGGTATTGAAGCCGAGGCTGGTGGTACCGCCATGACACAGACCCTTACTAGTATCGGTAAAGCAGTGTCTGGCGTTGGTAAAGGCGCTACAGAAAAATTACAGCTCATCGCTCAAACTGCTGGGATGACCTCAGAGCAGTTTACTAAGGCTTGGAAAGAAAAGCCAGCGCAAGCCTTGCAATCCTTTATCAAAGGGTTACAAAAAGCCAGCGATGAAGGCAAGAACATGGACGGTATCCTTGACGAACTTGGAATGACAGGTATCCGACAAGGAAATATGCTTAAATCTCTTGCATCGGCATCTGACACAATGACAGATGCGGTGAATCGTTCAAACAGTGCATGGGAGAAAAACAGTGCGCTGACTGAAGAAGCTCGTAAGCGGTACGAAACCACTGAATCACAGTTGAAAATCTTTAAGAACAAGATTACGGATATCGCTATCGAATTTGGTGGTCCATTGCTGAAGGCCCTGAACAGTGGGCTAGATGCTGCTAAACCGTGGTTGAAAACTCTGTCTGAGATGGCCGAGAAGTTCAGTAAGATGTCATCTGAGCAACAACAGAACATTATCAAATGGGGCTTGATGGGGGCGGCCGCTGGGCCTGCTCTTAAATTGCTAGGTGGTGGTCTCGGAATCATTGGTGGCTTGACTAAAGGTTTCGGAAGTCTTGTTAGTGGCATTGGCAAAGTATCTGGCGCTATCAAAACATTTAAAGATGCTGGCTCGGTAGCTGGTGGATTTAAAGCCTTATCTGCAAGTATTAGCGGAGTAGGTACTGCAACTGCTGAAGCTAGTACAAGTACAAGCTTATTATCTACTGCGGTAGCCTCACTTGGTAGTGGTGCCACATGGGGCATCCTCTTGGGGGGTGCTGCATTAGTCGGTTTGACCTATATCGCTGAGCAGATGGCAGAAGCTGAGAATAGGACACAGCGCTGGGGAACTTCCGTCAGCAAGGTCCAAGATGAACAACTGAGTGGTTTTAAATCCAAGGTGGACGAAGCCAACAAGGCTATCGTTGATTTTGGGGCAACTGCTGGAAATGTCGATAATGTCAAGGCATCTTTTGAAAAGCTCAATAGCGAGATTGACAAGCTGATTGATGAGAAGAAAGAGAAGTTGCAAGCTCTCGCTAAAGAAGTCGGTATGAGTGAAGAGGTTCGTAAGAACCAAGAAGAGCAACTTGAACAAACCAAAGTAAATGTCCGGAATATGACCGAAGAGGTCGGTCGTATCTATCAAAACGCTAAGGACCAACATAGAGACCTAACCCTTGAAGAAAAGGCCATCGTCTCAAACATTCAAAACGAAATGATTAGCCAGGAATTGGACTTACTGGATATTTCTAAGGACAAGAAACATGCTATCATGCAGGCTATGAATGGCGATGTCAAATCCATGAATGAAACGCAGCGGAAAGATGCGTTGAAGGTAGTCACGGATTGGGTCAAGGAAGAAGAGAAGGTATACGAGAAACGTAAGGAAGCTATCAAAGAAGCATACAAAAATGATGGCTCCGAAAAAGGAATTAAAGAACGCAATCAGAAGTTAGAGGAGCTGGAAGCAGAGCATTTAGCTAGAAAAGAAGCTTACCAACAAAAATATATGGAGTTGGAGAAAAGCTTCCTTGACAACTACAACGGCCGTTGGAGTAAAGAGGCCCTTCAAGGTGTTAAATCACGGATGGGAGCTCTTGGGCTTGATGCGAAGCAGTTTGAAGAGTATATGCGTTCTGCTGCTGATACTGTCACGACATCATCTGGGATCGTTGCGAAGTCCATGGCTAACATGAGCAAGGAGACAGCTGAGGCTAATACAGTATGGAACTCACTCGTATTTGATGATAAAAAGGGTGAAGTTAAGACGAATGCCAAGGAAGAAATCTCCAAGGTATTGGAAGCTGAGAATGGCTGGAATTCAATTGAATTCATTTTGAAGAATGCCAACCTCGAAACGAACGCTAAAATGTTGATTGGTGAGACCTTGGTCGAGACCGGTAAATGGAATGAGTTGACTCTCGAACAGAAAGAACTCGTTTTAGACGGTCACAAAGGTATGCAGGCTATCCTTGAAAACAAGGAGGCACTCGCTCAATGGAACGCCCTTCCAGCAGAAGTCAAAGAGCTACTGATGAAGAATGAGGCTTTCCTCAACTCTGGAAACCTTGCTATCTCGACCTTGCAAAAATGGAATCAGTTGAGTCCTGAGCAGAAAGAGATTATCGCTAAAGATTTGGCAACTGGTGAGGTCACTAAAATCCAGCAAGCCCTCAACTTGCTTGTCGGTATGAATCCTAACATCCCAATTGATGCTACAGACAATTCCAGCAAAGTCATCTCCCAGGTAATGAACGACATCTTGAACATTCCGAAGGAGACGAACACAAACATCAATGCGGATGCGAGTGGTGCTGAAGCTGGCAAGAACCAAGCCCTTGAGGCTTACGGTGCTGTAAATGCTTATCAGGTGTTAGAAAAATCAATTACGGCAAACGCAGACAATGCACTCCAACAAGGACAAGCAGCTATCAACAAACAGAATGAATGGAATGCAACTCCATCCCCTACCAAACTGCAAACTGGTGATGCTGGTAGTGCGGTAAATGCAGGGCAATCTGCCATTAACAAGCAGAATGAATGGAACGCTCTTTACAGCCCTATGAAGTACATGACTGGTGATGCCACAAGTGCTATGAATGCTGCTAACTCAGCAAGTAGTGCTATTCAATCTGTTCCGACTAGTTGGCATACAACCATCACAGCTACAGAAGTGGTCAATCGTGTCGTGAATAGTGTTGGAAGACTATTTGGGCACAAAGATGGTACAGATTATCACCCGGGCGGACTTGCAATGGTCAACGATCAGCGCAATGCGGTCTACCGTGAGATGGTCACTTTACCAGATGGACGGAGCTTCATCCCGGAAGGTCGAGATGTCATCATGCCACTGCCTCGTGGATCAAAGGTCTTGCGTGCGGATAAGACCAGACGTTTGATGCAAAAACTTGGCATTCCTAAGTATGCGTCTGGTATTGGTATTCCCGAAGATGCGAAATTCTTGAAAGAAATGGAAAAAGCTAATCGGGAAATCGTGCTAATTGACAATAAAGGCGGCAATGAGTACGACGGTCAAAATGTTGTTGCTGAGATTGCGTTTCTGAGAACAAGTTTAGAAAAGTTATTGACTGCTATCCTTGAGAAACCGTCAGAAACTTATCTAGATGGCAATGTTTTGGCTCAAAATAGCTACCAACGCTATTCTAAAATTATGGCAAGGGAGGGAATCTAATGTTCAACATGATTATTAATGGGTTTGACACTGGATCAATCCTAAACTGCTATGTCACCGATTACGGTGAGGAGCAAATGGCTCAGCCACGTTTTGACAATAATACAATTTATGGCGCAAATGGCGATTATCCTATCTACGATGGTGCATATGATGGCTACGATAAGACTGTCAGCCTCTACGTGGTAAAGGAAGAAGAGGTCCAGAAAATCCTTGAGCGGTTCAATCGGCAGAATAATGTAGTAGAGTTTGGGCATCGGCCAGGCTCTATTTTTTATGCTGATTATGCCGGATCAAGTTTTAGACAAAACGGCATCCATGCTTGGTCACTAGAAATCAAGCTCAAGATGCATCCTTTCCGTTATCAGAAAAACAATACGGAAGTCGTATTGACAAGTAATGGCACTGTGACGAATCCTGGAACCGTCTACTCTGAACCAGTCATCACGATCGAAGGAAATGGGGATGTGACGCTTACGATTGGTAAGCAAATTATGCAACTCAAGCTGGATACCAAGGCTACTATTGACTGCCGTCATAAACGTCAGAATGTCTATGACAAGAATGGGAACTTGAAGAATACTCTTCGGACTCGAGGTGGATTCTTCGAAATTCCTACTGGCATTTCTGGGGTCGTGCTTGGAGGGAACATCACGAAGGTGAGAATTCAAGGGAACTGGAGGTATAAGGTATGATCTACTTACTAGAAAATAATTTTCCTCTGAATGCTGCATTTGATGATGAAATCATCCAAGAAGCAAATAGTACCTATCAGCTAACCTTTAAATTCCCAACAACAGATAGCAAGTGGACAGAGTTAAAAAATGAAGTCTTACTGGTTGCGGACGATTTGCACGGTGAGCAGTATTTCTCAATCTTCGAAGTTGAAAAGCAACATGGCTATATCACGGTATATGCTAATCAGGTTGCCACTCTGCTGAATAGCTACTCAATCAATACTATCAGCGTCGATAGAGCGAATGGCTTTACTGTAATGAATGCACTGGTGTCAGCATTAAAGAGACCGAGTCCTTTCACATTTTTCTCGGACATCAACTCAAAGCACACCATCAACCTCAAAAATGGATCGGTGATGGAAGCTCTGGTGAAGGATAAGCACTCTATTGTCGGACAATGGGGTGGAGATCTTGTGCGTGATAAGTACAGTATCCGACTGCTTGAGAGGGCAGGAGTAGAGAACGAATCTCTCTTTGCCTATAAGAAAAACATGAAGTCCTACCAAGAGTCTGCGTCTACCAAGGAATTGAAGACAAGGATTCATTTCAGACGTGTCATCGAAAGTCACGATGAAAACAAGAAGGACCAAGTCTTCACCGCTACAATTGACAGTCCTCTGATTGGTAAATATAAGAATATTTACGAGGCAGACATGGAAGTGCAAGACCAGGATGTAGTCGACCAGAAAACGCTGGAAGAGTACGGGAAACGCTACTTCCGTGAAACTCTCTGCGATATGGTCGAAGAGAGTCTTGAAATTGATGTCATTGGACAATCTGACCAACCTGTAAATCTCTTTGATACTGTCAGCGTCTTTCACGAGCGATACAATGCGGATCTACGAAAGAAGATTACTAAATACCGTTTCGCTCCTATGAGGAAGAAACTTGTCAGCATCGGATTTGGAAAAATTAGTCAGTCCTTTGGCAGTGCACTTGGAAATTTGGTAGAAGATAAAGTCAATGAGCAACTGGATGAGAAATTGAGTGGCCGTGATAAAGAGTATGAGGCTAAGGTCCAGAAGTTAGTTGATAATGCCAATGCTGAATACTTAAAGAAAGCGACTGCACTCGAACAAGAAATCACTGATGGTATCGAACAGGCTAAGGCACGATCTGAGGTGCTTAAGAAAGAGGTGACCGATTCTGTCAATAGCAAATTTGCCGATTTTAATAGGTCGTTTAATACACAGATTGATTCTCAGAAAGAGAGAATACAAGCTATTAGTGACCTTGCTACTGATGCCAACAGAGTAGCGGCAGAAGCATCGAAAAATGGTGAAAATGCGATTAAGTATGCTCTGAGTGTCAAAGGTTTGGCTGATCACAATTTTACAACGGTAAGAAATCTAAGTGATAAGATTGATTTGCTTGCAACTAAGCAGGAACTTGATCCTATTACTGATAGACTACGACTGACCGAGAGTCAAATCGAGCTGCAGGCCGGCCAGATAACTGAGAAGTTATCACGGACGGAAGTAGATCGCTTGATTGATGGCAAAGGCTTCCAAAATGCTGTTCAAGTCCAAAATCTCGTCAAGAAATCGGTTGACGGATTTCAACAGACTATTTCCCGTGTTGAAAATAAGCTAGTCGAATTTAACGATGTAGTCGATACAGTTAAGAGCCACACGCAGACAATTCAGAGACAGAACGAGTCTATTTCTCAAGTGATTCAGACTGCGGATGGTCTGGTCAGTCGTGTATCTAATTTCTTGGATGATTTCAATCTTGTTTACGATCCAACCAATTTCAGCAAGTGGAAGAAAAAACAACCTGAAGCTAATGTCATCGAAGTCCAAGCATCAACTAAACTATTGAGAATTACCAATTTAGGACACACTAACAATGTCTATCGTGGATTCGCATTGCCAATTACGACCTCAAGTTTTACCAAAGACGAAAAACTTAGCTATCGAATTGAAGCATGGATAGATGTGTTACCAGACGCTCCTTTAGGCATCGAACTGTGGAACGATAATAGCGTGATTGCTTCTGACCGTGTGACTTTCACAAAAACTGGTACGCAGATTATCACAGGAACCATGACGGTCAATAAAACTACAACTAAATCAAGAGAATTTCCGCTGGAATTTTGGTTGCTGAAAAATGGTACCGTTGCTATCGGTAAGGTTTCGCTTGTCCGTGGAGATAGACCACCTACCAAGTTTACAGACAATACCTCTACACAAGATGTTGCCACACAGACACAAGTAAGCCAGCTTGCTGGTTCGTATGCTATTAAGAATCTTAATAGTGCCGGGGATATCATTAATGGGATCAATATTGGCGCTGATGGGAATAATCGCTTCGTTGGTAAGTTAACCCACATCACAGGTGAGACACTGATTGATAAAGCGGTTATCAAGTCTGCGATGGTCGATAAATTAAAGACAGGTAATTTTGAGTCTGGATCTGTCACAACTCAGATTCTCGCCTCAAATGCGGTCACTGCTGATAAATTACTTGTGGATTCAGCTATGATTAATAAACTGGTGACCAACCAAGCATTTATCAGAGAGTTGACTTCACAGAAGGCATTTATCACTCAACTGAATTCAATTGCTGTGACAGCAGAGAAAATCCAAGGTGGTCGATTAACATCTAACACAGGATCGATGGTTTTTGATTTAGATAACAGTTCATTAAATATGATGAAAGACACTGCGTCGATAAGACGCATTTACAATGGTTATCCGACGCAATTTATGCGTTACGAAGCGAGCATCGAAAATGGACATAAACACGCTAAGACCATTATTGGTAGCAATCGGAACGGGACAGAGAGTTGGAACTCTCCGAGTTTTGCGGGTATTGTAATTGACAATAATGCAAACAACTCACTTGATAATATCTATCAATTCGGAGACCATATCCACTTTAAACATTCGCAAGGCGATGATGGTTGGCGTTTCTCGAACGTTTCGCAGATTATCACACCGGGGGTATGGAATAAAAACTCCGAAATTTGGGCTAGGTCTTTTGTCATCCCAAGGGAAACTAGAGGCGCTAATGACACGCCTACCAAATTTATCAATTTAGTTGAAAGTGTCGCAGCACTTTGGAAACTTTGGGCACACGCTAAAGGACAAATAGGCATGACAGATGCTATGAAAAACGTTATACAAGGGTCTCTTGACGCTTGGGGTTATAGCAGACCACATATTTGATAGAGGAGGAATAATGAACGAAAACATCTTACTTGCAATGATTACTGAACTCAACAATCAATTGAGTGACAAGACACTCAGCGAAATCGCATTTAAGGCTCGGTTTGTTGACTTGCAGGAAAAATATTCGCAACTAGAACAAGAGGTTGAAACCTATCGCAAAGTTCTTGCATCTGACAATGCATTGCAAGAGCTTTTTGAAGAAATTAAAAATAAAAACGAGGTAAGTAAATAATGGATTACAAATTACATTTTAAATCATATGATGCAGTAGCTAACACAACCAAGGTAGCAATCAAGCAAGACTTCCCGTACCGTGTATTTGAGGAAATCCTCCCAAACAATCGCATGACTGAAGATGATGCGACATTGATTGAAGCAGTATTGAACATCGTCCGCATGGAACTCGATACATCTGGCGCAGTCGTAGCAATTAAGAAAGAGTTAGACAAATCTGTCGAAGCTAACAATGATGCTATCGCTAAAATCCAAGCTCTCACCAAGGATAACGAAGAAAAAGCTAACCAAATCCAGAAGATCAAGGACGTTGCTGATTGGAATCTTTTAGCTCGTGTAACAGACATTGACCATCCGATGGATCCTACAATCTTTAAGCGTGGACTTGAGTTAGTAGATCTTGGACAAGTTGGTAAAACATATCAACCACAAGAAATCTTTACGATTGAAGATCCAAACCACACAGAGGCATTTGGAGAAGGTAAGCGTGTCATGATCCAAGTGACCGAACCATTTACTTATCAAGGCGAAACTTTGGAGCAGTTAAACAATCTTTATCAAAATGGTAAAATCGGCATCTGGAAATGGACTAAACCAAAAGAAGAGAAGGAAGAGAAACCAGGACAACCTTCTGGCGACCTTGAAACTCAACCAGTGGCACAACCTGGTGTCTAGTAGGAAGGTCGGTGATTGATGAGCTTGGCAGATTTAATCGCACACCTTGGACCAACACTTACAGCAATTGCTTCTGGATGGTTCGGCATGAAGGCTGTCACAGCTTCCAATCTCAGTAAAAAACAATTTGATGAGATTAAAGGTGAGTTAGGCTCTATCCAACACGCTGTGGAAACCGTCCAAGAAGTTGGCGAGGACAACAACAAGAAAATCAATGAAGTAAACGAAAAACTGGCAGTACACGATGAAGCGCATCTGGTCACCATGTATTTGAGGCTAGAGCGTGATAT